GACGAGAACGTCCAAGATGATGCTCGTGAGGTGATCCGTCGCGAGGATCCAGGAGACCAATGACAGAGGCCCCGGTCTATCAGGACTGGGGCCTTTCTGCAATCTGGCTCCCCGCATGTGCCGGGCTACTAACTCGCGACGGGCAACACAGCCAGAGGTCTGGTTCCGCATCCGACACGTCGCAGAGGATGGCCACCACCGCCCACTTGGCGACGCCTATTGCAGACAGACAGTCGAGGTCACCCTGGGACCCAAGGGCGCGTTCAAGAAGGGCAACCTGGGCACGCTGACCCGGCGGGTGTCGGCTGACCAGATCATCAGCGCCGTTCCGGAGCCTCGGGGCAAGCCCAAGACCCCGAAGAAACCCAAAACGCCTCGGGTGGTTGAGCTACTCCGGATGGCAATGGAATGGCAACGTCAGCTTGATGCCAGTGAGGTGGCCACGCAGGCGGAGATTGCTCGACAGGAGGGCATCACACGGGCTCGGGTGACTCAGATTATGGCATTGCTGCGGCTGCCGCCCGAGATCCGGGAGCGCGTCCTTTCCCTGCCTGAAACCACGCACCGTCTGCCCATCACCGAACGAGCACTACGTCCTATGGTTCAACTGAAGGACTCGGAAGCACAGCTCAGAGCATTCACAAGTCTGTGGAGACTACGTTCCGACTGACCGCTGAAACTGGCCCTTTCCTCTGGCGACCTCAGCATCTCAGAGCTCAGGCTTGGATGCATCAACCTACCGAGCAAGCTCCCCGCGGCACACGTGTCCTAATACCTCCACTCTTCGTGTGCGAGAGGCGCTCGATTGAGTCGGTCTCTGAAGAGCCGCCACGAGGGCATCACTTCATCCATCAGCTCGCGGAAGCGCTCTGTATGGTGACGCTCGATGAGATGCACCATCTCGTGTACGAGGATGTACTCCAGACATGAGACTGGCTTCTTGATCAACTCGAGGTTCAGCCAGATTCTGCGAGCTTCAGCGTTGCAGCTTCCCCAGAGGGTCTTCATCTTCTTGATTCGCACGTCGGCTATGGTTACACCGACCTTGGGCGCCCACTTGGCGAGCAGAGCAGGGATCTGTTCCCGAAGCTGCCGACGATACCACTGCTGGAGGACAAGCTCCCGGGCTTGTCGGTCGCTACCCGGGCGGACTCGCAGCTCCATCGTCTCGTGATGAACCGGACGTACGGACGGGCGACTATCCTCTTCGATGACATCGAGCAGGTAGCGCCGCCCCAGGAAGAAGTGACTCTCCCCCGTCACCATTTCCCGCTGCGACTGCCGGACCTGCTGCTCAAACTCCTCCTGCTTGCGTCGGATCCAGCCGAGGCGCGAGACCACAGCGAGCCGCACCGCCTGATCATCCAGGCGTATCGGGGCGGCTACACGTACACGGCCGCTCGGTGGGTACACACCCACATGGAGGTTCTTGATCTCCTTGCGGACGACCTCTACGGCGATGCCACCCACGTTGATCTCGTAGTGCCTAGTAGTCACGTTGAGCCTTCACGATCTCGAAGATACGATCCAACAGCGCCTCGTCGAAACCCCTGAGCACATCCCTAATGGCGTTGCGCACTTCGCGCTCCTTGAAGCGGTTGCCGCGCCAGTCTGCTTTCTTCACTTGACGGATCGCTCGATCCAAAGCGAGCGCGAGCTCTTCGCGGCCAGCGGCCGCCCCGTCGCCTCCATAAGAACTCGATCGCTCCACCAGCACCGAGGTCGCGACGTCCTCCAGGTTGTCGTACAGCGCCCGGAGCGCCCCAGTGTTGATCGCCGAGGGATACGATGAATGCACCTCCGGTCGTCCTACTCGCTTGGTCAGGTCAACGATCCGGGCCAGATACGCCTTGTAGTCCATCGCCTCACGCTTGCGCTCTAGGATTAATGCGTCCAGAAGCTCGGACATCTTCTCGTAGTACTTGGGGTTGACTGACATCTCGTCGATGATCAGTCGTCGGACGTTGTTCTCGATCGTCTCGGCTGTCGCTTCTTGGCTGCTGCGAATGCCCTCGGGGAGCGTATCCACCGCTTCCGCGCCGCGCTCGACGATCAGCTCGATCAGACTGAGATCATCAAAGGCGGACACCGTCTCGCTCTCCTCAGCGCGGATATAGGTGTCAAGCAGGTGGCGCATGGCCGGCTCGTACATCTTCATGTCCAGATAGTCGCCGCTCGCGAGCTTCACCTCCTCGCGAACCTTCTCGTAGTGGTCCACCTCTCGCTGTATCTCCACCGCTTCGGCATCCGCGTATCCGGCCTCGCGCATCTCGTTTGCGAGATTGGCGTAGGCGCGCAGATACGCGGCCGCGAGCTTGTAGAGGGTCACCCGCTTCGGCTCGTTTCCTCTGAGCTGCACCGCATTGCCGCTCTCCGTGGCGCAGAAGTAGCGAAGGTACGCGGCCGTGTCGCGTGGCGGCTCAACGGGCTCGCACAAGGCTTTGACTGCCTCGCGCGCCTCCTCCAGTCGCTGCCGTCCCTGCTGCAGCCGGTCTTTCAGCAGCCCGGCAACGTCCTCCTTGTCGTAGCCAGCGAAGGCCTCGCCGGTATAGTCCTTGATGGACTGCTCAAGCGACCGGAACAGGTCCTTGTAGTCGATGATGTATCCGTATTCCTTGTCCTCTCCGTCCAGCCGGTTCACCCTGCAGATGGCTTGGAACAGGCCGTGGTCCTGCATGTGCTTGTCGATGTAGAGACAAGTGGCTGGCGGAGCATCAAACCCCGTGAGGAGCTTGTCCACCACGATCAGTAGTTTCATCTGCCCGGGTTGCTCAATGAAGCGCTTCTTCACCTCCTGCTCGAACAGTTCGACTTTGTACATGGCCGTCTCTTCCGGCTCATCAAAGTGCGTTGCGAGCATCTTTCGGTAGATCTCGTATTGCCGCAGGCGCTCTGTCATGCCTTCACCGCTCTCTTCGCCTTTGATGTCGGAGGGCTGCGGTCGGTAGGAGGTCACGATGGCGCACTTCCCTGCGAGATCGGTCTGCTGAAACATCTCGAAGAAGCGGCACGCCGAGTAGATGCTGCCCGAAACAAGAAGTGCGTTGCCGCGACCGCTTTTCAATCGATCACGGGTCTCCATGTCCATGAGGATGTCGGCGACAATCTTCTCTAGTCGATCACGCGCAGAGAGCACTTTCTGCATCGTTCCCCAGCGCTGCTTCAGTTGGGCCCTGGCTACGTCTGTTAGGCCCTGCGTCTTCAGTTCGAACCACTGATCGACCTTTGCTGGTGAGCTGATGCTCTGGTCGATGTCGCGCGCTTCGTAGCGCAGGTCCAGCACCACACCGTCCCGTACGGCCTCGTCGTACTTGTAGGTGTGAATGTAGGGGCCGAAGGTCTCAATGGAGCGACGCTTGTCACTCTTGAGCAGTGGCGTGCCGGTAAAACCGATCAGCATGGCGCCCGGCAACAAGGCCTTCATCGCCTCGTGCAGCTTGCCTGACTGGGTGCGATGGCACTCGTCCACGAAGACGAAGATCTCGCCCTTGGCGCGGAACCCCTTCGGTAGGTGGCTGCGAATGTCTTCCAAGTATGCATCTATGTCGCCCTCTTCCGAGGTGCCGAACTTGTGAATGAGCGAGCAGGCAAGCCACTCCTCTGCTGCATCCAGCACCCGCACGAGGTCCGCCCCACTCTTCGTGCGATAGATCTCTTCGCTGACGCCCATGAAGACCTTCTCGATTTGTTCGTCGAGCTCCGTGCGATCAGTTATGATCAGTACACGCGCATCCCGCACGTGTTCGCGGATCCACTTGGCGAGCCAGACCATGATCAGGCTCTTGCCGCTACCCTGCGTGTGCCAAACGGTGCCGCCCTCACGCCGATGCACCCGCGCCTGCGCGGCGCGCACGCCGAAGTACTGGTTGTGGCGACATGTCTTCTTGATGCCGGCATCAAAGACCATGAAGTCGTGGACTGTCTCCAGCAGCCGCGGCTTGTTGCAGAGCTGCCCCAGCTCTTGCAGAAGCGGATTATCTCCAGCGGCCGGGTGTGCGTCGGCTTCCTTCCAGCGCAGCCAGTACTTCTCCGGCGTCTCGATCACACCGTAGCGCAGGCCCTCGGTGTCATTGCCAGCCATCACCAGCTGCACCGTAGCGTAGAAGGGACGGATGAACTCCTTCTTCTGGCTGTCCAGGTTCTGACGGATGCCCTCACTCACTGCCACCGTGGAACGCTTCAGTTCCAGTACACCCAGGGCAATGCCGTTCACGTACAGAACAACATCCGGTCGTTTGTCGTGGACGCCGTAGACCGTGACCTCCTCGGCGACGGCGAAGTCGTTGTTCGCAGGATTCCCCCAGTCGATCAGCCACACGGTGGATGTCTGCTCGCCTACCTCTGGTCTGATCTTCACCCCGTAGCGCAGCAGCCCGTAGACCTCTCGGTTTGCGTCATAGAGCGTCTTGCTTCCGCCCAGCGCGGCCGCCTTGCCGAGCTCGAACAGCACCCGCGTGATCAGTTTGTCCCCATGCCCCTGGCGCTTCAGCCAATCCGTAAGGAGGGCCTCCTCGATGTGGGAGTTTCCCTCGCGGCCCTTCCAGTGGCCGAGATAGGCGTAGCCGAGCGCGTCCCGCAAGAAAGCGATCACGCGCCTCTGAGTCTGGATCTCACGCTCGCCGACGGTGCTCACGGGCTGGCCTCCTCAGGCGATGGTTCCACCAGCCGCACCCGGCCGGTAAGGAGCTGCTGCATCATGCCCTTCTTGACGGCGCAGGTCTTGTCGCGGCGGGTCCCGATAGCGGCGATCTCGGCGTCCATGTCGGAGATGACGGTGGCAATGGCGGCCTGTTCGATGACGCTCGGGAGATGAACCTCGAAATTCTGCACGACACCCCAGTCCGCACGCGGCATGTGAGTCCCGTATGAAACGCTCGCCGTATCGATGAATCGGTCCATTTCAACCACGGCTCGCAGGAAGCCGCTTAAAACCTGCTTCGGATCGACCGCAAGCGGCCAGATCTCGGTCGTACAGATACCGTTCCAGCCCGCATGCCAGAACTTGCGAAGGTACGGACGCAACCGGCCAAAGAGCACGTCACCAGCCAGAAAGCGGTACTTGGTCGAGCTTGAACACCGCGCAGTCGAGTAGTCGAGCAGCCGCCCGTCACCTTGTCCAATGTGCTCGAGTTCAACACACGGCGTTTCGGGATCTACCATGGCAGGGAGCACTTTCTGATTCCGAATCGCAGCCAACTCCCCCAGCCGTTTCGTCTCCCAATCCCCGGTGAAGCCCGGGAGGCGAGTCGTGCCGGTGAGAAGCTGCTGCATGGCGGCGCGCTTGATGGCCCGCTTCTTTGCGATCAGCGCCTCCAGAGCCCCGAGCAACCCATCCACATCTGACAACGCCTCGGCGATGGCGCGTTGCTCGGCGATTGGCGGGAGCGGCACGGCGTAGGAATCTCGAATGACACTTGGGTGAGCCTTCAGCGTGTAGTCGAATGACTTGCTCGAATGCATCTGCTGAAGCTGAAACGCAAGGAAGCGGTAGTCGATGTCACTCGTATGAATGCGCATGTAGCCGCAGACGTTCGTGACCGAGAAGCGGTGCTTGGGCCTGAAGAAGAAGTCGCCCCCGCCATCGACTGACCAAGTGATCAGCTCCTCATCAAACATGTAGTCACCATAGCGCCCGAACAATCCATTTGAATGAACAGATGAGGAGTAGATCGGGTAATCTCCCGGATTGCGATTGATGTCCCTCTGAGAGATGATCTTGCCTCGAAATAGCCTGATATCACCACTAGTCTCGAGTTCGCCGAGTGTGCAGAGCCTCCAATCAGACGGCAGTGCGCCGCGTTCGTGAGCGATGGATGGGGTGTGACCGACATCAATCGCACCTTGAGCAGAGGATCCGGATTCAATCATAGTTGCATCTACTCCCACCTGAGTCCCATGTTCTTCAGGTGTCCCTGAACTCTGCAACTGAGCTCATCGACCCTTCGCTCCAGAGCCGGCAGCGTCTCTGCGTAGCGCTCCTCCAACTCCTTCACACGACCGGCGAGCCGCTGGGCAAGCCGTTCCACCTCGCCCTCGATGGCCGCCCTTATGCTGGCCCGCCACTTGTCTTCGACCACCAGCGTCGTGATCTCGGCCTCGGTCAGCTCGGCGTAGCGGGCCAGCACCTTGGCATCCAGCGCGGTCCTGGCGTCCTTCACGGCCTTGCCCGCCGCGGACTCGGCCTCCATCAGCGCCAGGCAACACATGAGGACGTCGCGTTCCTCGTCGCTCTCCGGCTCATCTTCGCTCGCTCTCAGCCGGTCCTTCACGCCGCCCTTGGTGACCTTGCCCTTGTCATTGGTAGCATCTTCCAGTAGACCTTCCTCTCCGGTGTGTTCATCTACGAACTCCTCCAGCTTGCGGGTCGCTGTCTCTTGCGCAGCCTGCAACGCCTCGATCGCGGTCTGCTCGCCGGCGAAGTAACGGGCGACGACGAGCGCGGGCGGTACCAAGTCCATCTTGTACTTCCGACGCTTGACTGTGAGGTCGGGCGTCTCCTTGATCTTCCGCTCCTTGTCCTCGACGATTCCGCGCGGACGGGCGGCCTCCTGCCAGCCGTCGGCGCTGATCAGGTAGACATCATCCTGCATCACCTCGGCCCAGTAGTCCATGAGCCGCTGGTAGACGTCGTATCGGTCAAGGAGAGGCAGGCTCGTGAAGCGCACGAGCAGGTCGTCGGCCAGGGCGTGGATGATTGTTCTGGGCAGGTCATTTATCTTGATGCTCTGCAGCCGTGGTTCGTGAGCTGTGCGCCAAGCCTCGAACACGGCCGCCACCCGCTCGGCGAAGGCCTGGAACTCGGAGTGCCCGAAGACGGTCTCCTTCAGCCGGTTCGTCGTCACGCGGGGATCCCGGTAGCCCTCGCGACCATTGTCCTGAAAGAGCGTGTGGCGAAGGGTGGGAAAGACCTGCCAATAGGCCTCCAGCGCGTCAATGTCGCGGACGGGGATTCCCCCGTTAAGATGCGCGTCAAGGTCATGGAGATCCTCCGGTTCGCTGGTGTCGATGTAGCGTGAGATGTTGAGGTTGTAGTCGTTGTCTGGGCTCGCGATCTCCGCCACGGGCACCACGCGCGAGTAGCGCGGTAGCTCGATCTGCCCCCTGAAGACGTCCACGATCTTGCGGATATCCTGGCTGCGTAGACGGTTCTTGTTGCCGTCCTTGAGAAAGCTCTTGCTGGCGTTGATCATGAAGATGCCGGTGCGGGCGTGGGCATGCTCCTTGTCGATTGCGACGATGCAGGCCGGAATACCGGTGCCATAGAAGAGGTTGGCCGGCAAGCCGACGATGCCCTTGATCAACCCCCTCTGGATCAAGTTCCTACGGATGTCGGCCTCTTTGTGGCCGCGGAACAGCACGCCGTGGGGCAGGATGATTGCGCCCTTGCCCGCGCTCTTGAGTGATTTGATCAGGTGCAGCAGGAAGGCGTAGTCGCCGTTCTTGGCCGGCGGGATGCCGAACTCGAATCGTCCGAACCGGTCATTGGCCGGATCGAGCCCTCTCGACCATGCCTTCGCAGAGAAGGGCGGATTGGCGACGGCGAAATCGAAGGTCTTGAGACTCCCGTCCTTGTCCTTGAAGTGCGGGGCCGCCAAGGTACTATCGCCGTGACCCCACAGCTCCGCCGTCGGGTGCCCGTGAAGTATCATGTTCATTCGAGCCAAAGCCCAGGTGGAAATGTCCTTCTCCTGACCGTAGATAGCGAGCTTCGACGTGGTAGCTTGATCGGCCGCCTTGATCAGGAGTGAGCCAGAGCCGCAGGTGGGGTCGTAGACCGTGGGCTCGCTCAGCTCGTCCGCCCGTTCGATACCGATCACCTGCGCCATGACGCGTGAGACCTCGGCGGGCGTGTAGAACTGGCCCTTGCTCTTGCCGCTCTCGGTGGCGAAGTGGCGCATCAGGTACTCGTAGGCGTCGCCGAGCAGGTCGTCGCCCTCGGCCTTGTTTGCGCGGAAGTCGAGGCCGTCTAGGATCGCGACCAGCTTCGAGAGCCGATCCTGCATTTCCTTGCCAGAGCCGAGCTTGCTCTCGTCGTTGAAGTCGGCCTGGTCGATCACGCCTTTTAGATCGTTGGCCTCTGCAAGCCGGCCGATGATCTTGTTGATCTTGTCGCCAATCTCCTTGTCGCCCTTCAGCGCGACCATGTCAGCGAAACCGCCGCCCTTCGGGACCTCAATCAGCGCGCCAGGCTTGCCTGCGTACTTGTCCGATACGTACTTCATGAAGAGCAGCGTAAGGACGTAGTCCTTGTACTGCGAGGCGTCCATGCCGCCGCGGAGTTCGTCGCAGGACTGCCAGAGAGAGCTGTAGAGCTGGGATTTCTTCAGAGCCATCGGTCAGTCCTTGTGGCGGGCCTGCGCGAGCACAGCCGTGCAACGCGATTGGCTGGACGACATCGCACTGTTGGCAGGGAAGAAGCCGGCCCTGGGGGCGAGGAGGCAATCGTTATGCAGGGTGTTGCCGTGGTCAATCCGGCCTTCGATGCCGTGGATACCGATGTTCACTTCCGCGACCTCCCCCGGATCTCATGGACCACATTCGGCTGACCCTTGAGCCACTCGTCGATAGCATCCTTGTGGAAGCGCCAGTGCTTCCCCACCTTCTTGCATGGCAAGTAGCCTTCACGCACGAGCTTGTAAAGAGTGGACTTCGAGATCTTGAGGTAGGCTGCGAGTTCCTCAATCGTGAGGACCTCACCAGTGGGCTTTCCCATCGCGGTCGACTCCCTCTCCAATAACGCGCCCGTGGCTACAGGTGCATTATTGTCAGTTGCTGTCAGTTCCTGTCAAGGGGGGATCTCGGAGGCGAGAAGAGGAGCTTCGGGAGGACGTAATTCGGGGTCTCCGACAGGGCCAATGGGATGGACCACTGCTGCCTAGGAGATTGCTCAGGTGCCGCCGGCGCAACGCGGGTGTCACGGGCCGGAAACAGTCCTCGGTCTGCACCAGACTAGCCCTTCTTCATCGAGTCGACGAGCCCCGGCAGCACCTTCTCAGCCGTGCGCCCGATGACGTACCCTCCGAGTCCGATCTCGACGATGTCCCAGAGCTTCAGGGCCTCCGCCTGGGTGAGGTTGGGAGCTGACCAGCCGAGCCAGCGGGCGACGATAAGCGCCACGAACACGAGCATCGTGATGGGCCGCCAGACGCGCTGCAGCCAGTTCTGGCCCCGCGCCTCCGCCTTCACGACCTCGGCGGCGGCTTTCTCGATCTCGGAGGTGCGCTCGAGCACGGCGGCCTGAAGCGCTTGTTGCAGCTCGACACGCTTGAGCTCGTTCTCCGGGTCCGGGAAGATGCGCTCGGCTACCGAGCCCGCGATCTTCCCTACGATTCCGATGATGGTGCCGAGCATCGTCCCTCCTCTCAGGCGTAGGCCCGGTTGAGCCAGCCGTTGCGGAACGTTGCCTGATCGGCGTCTCGAGCGACACGGAGCCTGTACTCGCCCGCGGCCTCCGAACGCAGGGCTGCGAGAAGGACGGTCTCGTCCGCACGACTCGCCGCGCCCCCGGTCTCAGGCCCGAGGCGGCCGTCGATCTTCACTCGGACGCCGCAGGCACGCAGGGCTCGCTGCAGGCAGGAAATCACGGTTCGCTCCCCGAGATTCACGGCCAGGTCGAAAACCTTGATCGCCACAGCCTCAGGCAGCTGCTCGTAGCGACGTCCGCGCCAGTAGCGCTCCCAGTAGAGCTCGATCGCCTGCGCGCGGGTGAGCTCCCGTACGTTGACGTCGGGATTGAAACGCTGGGAGATGCCGTACTTCGTCGCACCGCCGTGGTCGTTCGGGTGATCCGTGTACTCCTCCCCCTCGTGTGCGAGGACGATCTCAATCGCCCGTTCGAAGAGATCCCGGCTTGTCATGTCACCCCTTTCTCCTCGCGAGCTCCAGCCGGAGCGCGCCGAGGACGTCGTCCAGGTGCTGGCTCCTCTCCTTCGTGTCGGCCACGAGCTCCTTCTGCGTCTCGTTGAGCCGCTCCATTCCCGACCGGATCCCAACGAGAACGTCGTGGACGTCGTCGAGCGAGTGGCTTCCGGGCGCGAGCGGGCACACGAGCCTCAGCTCATCGAGCGCGACCCTCGCGCCGTTTCCGTTTCGGCGCCGTTGCTGCGTCCGGGCGAGATCGACCGCCTGAACGGCTAGTCTCACTGACAGGACCGTAGCCAGGAGACCGAGCCCGCCGAGCCCGAAGCTCCGCGCTATCTCGAGCGCCTCACCCATCGTCCGTCCTTCCATGAGGCCAGCGCGCACTCATGTCGTCGTCTCCGTCACACCCGCCGTGAGCTGGAGCGTGCCCTTCTCGATCGTGTAGATCTTGCCGGTCACGAGCTTGATCTGAATGTCATGCACGTAGCGCTTGATTCCGAGGCTCGTGGTGTCCGCCGGCGTGAGGTCAAACCGCAGATCCCCATCCACACCCGGCCCGCCTGCTTCCATGATCTGACCTGTCCCCGGCACATCCGTCGTCGTGATCCTCTTCTGGAGCTTCGCGTCGCTGTCGGGCTGTCTCGGATGGTGCTTGAGTGTGAGCCACGCGGCATCGATGGCGACTGGGAGATCAGTCACGGTGCGGCGTACCTCCAGGTCGTCGCCTACCACGAACCCTGTGATCTCAACCGTCAGATCCGACATCAGTGGAGCCTCCTCGGTCCACGGACCCAGGCGTCCTCCGGGTCGCAACGCAGTGTCAGGCTGTGGACCCACGCGACCGCCCGAGCATCAGCATGGGAAGCCGCGACAGTCCTGGTTCCGAAGTGGCGCGCCAGCGGCTCGTACCAGACGGCCGTGAGACGGCACGCTGCGAACCCACGACCGGTCGCCGCAGCCGATGCGGTCGGCCCCTCCGCCAGCGCGTCACAAAACGCCGTTCCCAGTCCCGTGGAGGTAGCGACAGCGAGTGCCAGAACGGCCGCAGCGCCCTCCGCTTTGCCACGCCCAGTGACGATGGCACTCGCGGTGGCGGTGACTCCGGGAACCAGTTCCGCTGAACCGCGCCCCGTGGCGGTGCATGCTCCGGCGGCTGCGACAAACGCCGCAGTCTCGGCCGTTCCAACTCCGGTGACGACGGCAGCGGCAGATGCTGCGACCGAGGCGATGAGCTCCGCCAGTCCGCGGCCCGTGGCCATGCAAGCGGCGACGGATTCGACCGTGGCGTCGGCCTCGGAAGTCCCTCGCCCAACCGCCGTGCCCGATCCCGCTGCGATTACAGTCGCCGAGGCCGCCGAGTACCCACGCCCCGTGGCCGTGGCTTCCGGGACGGTGTACATGATGTGCAACTGGCAGGCTTGATACTTCTGGTTGAAGTCGATCCCCCAGGACGAGTCGCCGCTCCCCTGAGTGCTGTCGTCCCAGACCTTGATGTCGGTCTCGCCGGTCAGGTTGACGTACGCCTCGGGACCGTGTTCGTCCTCGTCGAGGTTCAGCAGCGTGCCATGGGCGGGCTTGTCCTCGAGCGTCACCATCAGGGCGCCGGCATTGAACTCCTCGACGGTGCCGTCGAGTGCGGCCCCGATGAACGTGCCTATGGAGAACTTGAGCCGGTAGTACTGGGGCATGCCGAACGGCTGGTTCTTGGCGAGACAGATCAAGAAGCCTACGGATTCGACCTGGGCGTTGTTGGGGATGCTGGAGGTGTTGAAGCTGAAGAACGCACGCCACTTCTGACCGGAGAGCGTGCTCTGGCCGGTCTGGCACTCAGCCGAGCCGGTGGCGGCGACGTAGGAGGACGGTGGTGTGTATGTGATCTTCCCGCTCTTGGCATTCAGGAACGGGAGCATCGCGATGTAGACCATGGCGGTGACTTTCCCCGGCGGGCTCGAGAGCCTGCCGCAGTGCGGCTACTCCATGCGGAGCTTCAGGTCCCCGGCCGCGATCTTGAGGGTCCCGCCGGTGTTCACGACCTGTGGCTCATCGAGCGCGCCGTGATGGAGCAGGTTGCCGCCGGTGGCCGCGTCCTTGGCGCCGAAGTGCGTGATGGTCCCCCAGGCAGCTGTGGCCGTCGGGAACGTGATGCTGTCCGCGTTGTCGACGAGCTTCCCGTCCCCGTCGGTCACGGCGACGTTGAACTCAGGCGCCCCTCCCCCGCTGGGATTGACGAGAACGCGGGCATACCCGCCACCCGAGACCTCGGTCCCCGTGTCGGCGTCCGTCGGGTCGGAGGTGTAGAGCGCGATGTAAACGCCCGTGGGCGGCGTGAACGAGACGCCGTTGTAGGTGTGGTCCAGGTACTTCGCCTCCAGATAGTCGGACAGTGCGCTCATGGTTCATCTCCTTCACCGGGTCACGCGCCCGGCCTCAGTGGTAGTTCATTCCGATCCCGGCCGGTCACAATGTCCAGGCCCGCCTTGCTCCCGTCGCCGTTCCCACCGGGACTCTGTGTCTCTGCGGACTCATCCTCATCGTTCTTGGGCTTCTCCTGCGACGCGCCCGCGCCCTCCGAGACTGCGATGCCGTATTGCTCTGCCAGCGCCTGCTCCCGTGCGAGCTCCGCGAATACGTCCTCGATGTCCTCGCCCTTCTCGGCCAGGAACCCGGTGCGTGTGCCCAGCCCGTTCTGGATCGAGAGCACGGCCGCCTTCGCCTCCTTCTCCGGGTCGATCCACTGCCAGCCTCTAGGCCTATGCCTGACGGCCGTGTACCGGGACGGATCGCGGGAGGCGAGCTTGAGCGCACCGGACAGAAGCGCCATGCCGAGCCACGCCGAGTAGAGCGGCCGCCTCCACATGTCGATGAAGTCCTGCTGGATGGAACGCCAGTCGTCGCGCTCGACGAGCGCGAAGCTCCTCATCGTGGAGTAGCTCACTCCCTCGGCGTCGTTGGCGAGCACGTTGTAGAACACGCTGAACCCGGAGGCGATCTTCCGGAGCATCTGCTTGATGAAGGCCGGGAACTGCGCCGTCGGATGCTCGGGTTCCCACGCCTTGAACTCGTAGCCGTCGGGGACGATCTCGAACGTGCCGGGGTTGGCTTCCATCCCAGCCGGGCTCGCGTCGCTGGCGAGGTCCCCCACAACCGAGTCCGACCGCTTCTCGAAGAGGCCCATCTTCGAGGCGCCGATGCGCGCCGCGACGGCCTCGCTCTCCTCGTAGGCGTTCAGCATGTGCGCGGGGACCATCACTGAGTGGACCCACGTGACCCCGCGCGTCTGGTTCACACGCTCGGGATCGTAGAGGTGGAGCATCTCGGAGGCAGGCACGAAGTAGCGTTCACGCATGATGTCGACGATGGACGCCGCGCCCTTGTTCCACACCCAGAACCCGACCGGCCGGGAGAGCGCGTCCACCTCGACGCCCATCCGGATCTCGTTCTCGCTCCCGCGCCGTGGCCGGTTGAAGGTCTCGTCGATCAGGTCCGCGTCGATCGCCTGGAGCGCGAGGCCGTGGGGGTTCCCCTCAAACCCCCGCCAGAGCCGCACGAACGCCTCGCCGTCGCAGGCCATCGTCTTGAGGATGACCTTCTCGAACCGGCGGAGCGTGAGCCTGCCGTCGACCGTGACCGGCGAGTTCGCCCAGTCGTTCCATGCGGCCTCGATCGCGGCGTTCACATCGTCATCGACCTCTCCGCCCATCCTGACCTGGGCCTGGAGCTTGATTCCCATGGGCCCGATGACGTTGTTCACGAGGAGCCGGAAGTAGCGCTTGACGTAGCTGTTGTTGCGCCCGAGCTCCCGCGCCCGGGCGCGGAGGAGCCTGATGTCGCCCCGGATCTCGTCGTCGGCCGTGCGCGCCTGCGCGATCCAGTCCAAGAGGAGCCGGTGGACGCCCGCTCCATCGAAGACGCCCCGGGCGCCCCGGATCTCGCGCCATGCCAGCCGGAACGCGCGGCCGACGCGCCTATGGAGGGGCCGCCGCGTCATCGCTCAAACCCCGTTCCGGTGAAGGAAACGAGGACGGACCGTGTCACGGAGTTGGGGTTCTTCAGGCGCGCGAGGCGGGACTCGAGGCTCGTGAGGAGGTCCACGGCCTCCTTGACCGGCATCTTTGAGACGGCGCGGCCCGCGATCTGGTAGGACTCCATGGCCGTGGGGAGCCGGCCCTCGATGTGGGACTTCAAGGCGGCGATAGCCCGCTCCAGCCACTCCTGTTCGCTTCCCTCGGTGGCCTCGGCGAGGTTCGGAAGGATCGAGACGATGCCTGACGCGACCTCGTAGACCTCGCCTCCAGCGTTGCTGACGCGCTCCACCCACTTGTAGAGCCCGGCGGCGAACGCGCCTCCTGTGTCCTCGGCCGCGAGCGTCACGACGAAGTCGTCGCCGTCAGCGGCGGCGGTCTTGGCGAGCACGCTCGCACCCGCCAGATGAAGTCGGAGGGTCCACCCGTCACCCGCCGGGTAGCCGGTGAACCGCTTCCGGTACTTCACCGTCGTGCCGGCCGCGAACGACTCGGGAAGTGATGTGAGCTCCTGTGTCATGCGGTCACGCTGACACAGCGCGAAAAGCCCGACCAACCTAAATGACATTTAGTTTGGTCGGCTCTTCTGGAATGCGTCATCAGTGGACGCATGAGCAACGCACCGGCCGACACCAAGACGACGCGCACCATCAAGGTGCCGCGCATCCAGTACCGCGACTTCGACGTCGAGGTCGAGCCACGCGCGGACGGCGGCGAGGATGAGGTCCGCCTCTATCCCGTCTCGTTCTCGAGCGAAGCGCCGGTCCGCCGGTTCTCGTGGGACACGTGGGAGGATTACGACGAGATCCTCTCCCACGCCCCTGGCGACGTCGACCTCTCCCGCGCGAAGAACGGCCTCCCCCTCATCAAGTCACACCAGCGGCTCATGCACTTCGGCTCGGTAACGGACGTCGAGCTCGATGAGAAGCGCAAGCGGCTGCGTGGGCTGGCGAGCTTCTCGTCCATTCCGCTGGGGCAGGAACAAGAGACGATGCTCCGCGAGGGACACATCAAGACGGTGTCGGTCGGCTACCAGGTCCTCTCGATGGAGATGGTCTCCAAGGACAAGAAGACCGGCATCGCCACCTACCGATGCACATGGATGCCTTACGAGGTCTCCACAGAACCAATCCCGGCGGACTACAAGGTCGGCTTCGGCCGCTCCGACGCGACGGACATGGATCTCATTGAGTTCACGGTCGAGGAGCCCGGCGGCAGTGGCCGCGACGCCACGGAAGGAGAACGCACGATGAGCACGGCAGCAGGAACGCAGCCCACCGAGACCCCGGCGAAGTCGCCCGAGGTCGTGGCCACGCCGAAGGAGACTCCGCCCGAGCACGTGGAGGTCCACGACCGCGGAGCCGAGGCGGCCGAGATCATGGAGATGGCCCAGGCGCACGGGATGACCGACAAGGCGGCCGGGTGGATCCGCAGGGGCCTCACGCCCGACCAGGTCTCGCGCGAGATCCTGAACGCCGTCAGGACCCGCGGGCCGGGCCAGCCGTCGGCGGAGTCGCTCGAGGCGATGCCGGCCAAGGACAGGAAGCGCTACTCGGTCCACCGAGCGATCCGCATGCAGGCCGAGATCATGGACGGCAAGCGGAGCCGGTACGACGGGCTCGAGGCCGAGGTCCACGAGGAGCTCGCCAAGCACAGGACCGGCGCGGACCACGGCGGGATCCTCGTCCCGTGGCGCATGCGCGGCGACGACGAGCTCGGCCTGGACGGAATGCGCGTGCTCGGCACGACGCAGCCCACCGGCGGCGCCACGCTCGTCGGCCAGCAGGTTATGCCCGACATGATAGACCTCCTCCGGAACCGTGCGCTCGTGCTCGTCGCGGGCGCGCGGCTCTTCCCCGGCCTTCAGGGGGTCGTGTACTTCAACAAGAAGACGGGCGCACCCTCCGTCACCTGGATGGAGGAGAACCCTCCGGCCGACGCCCCGCAGTCGGAGCCTGCGTACGGCTACGTCTCCCTCTCTCCCAAGACGCTCATCGGCCAGGTCCAGATCCCGCGCCAGCTGCTCGTCATGTCCTCGATCGACGTCGAGGCCGACATCCGGAGCGACCTCGCGACCGGACACGGCCTCGCGCTCGACCTCGGGGCGCTCCACGGGAAGGGCACGGACAAGCAGCCAGTGGGCATCTACTCGGCGGCCGATGTGCAGTCGCATCCCGTGGGCGGCGTGCCCGACCTCGAGGACATCACCACGATGCCCGCCCTGGTCGCGGACAAGAACGCCGACCTCGGGTCCCTCTCCTGGATGACGACCCCGCTCATGGCGGGCGTTCTCAAGCGCACGCCGGTCGTGTCGGGCTACCCCGTGTTCCTCTGGGTCGGCACGTACCGCGAGGGCGAGCTCGGCGGCTACCCCGGCAGGACCACAAACCAGATCTCGAAGACTCTCGGAGCCGGCAGCAACGAGCACGGGCTCATCTTCGGGAACTGGAACGACCTCCTGATCGGCATGTGGGGGAATGACCTCGAGATCGTCGTGGACGTCGTGACCAAGGCTGCGCGCGGCCAGATCCTCATCACGAGCTACTCGATGGGCGACACGGCCGTCCGTCGCGGCGAGTCGTTCGTGAAGGGCACGGGCGCCACGATCTCGTAGGGGGACGCATGGCTGAGGAAGTGAAGCTCACGATCGAGATCACGACGGGCCACTGCCTGGGCGGCGAGGGGAACGACGTCTACCCCGGGCAAGTCCTCGTGGCCCCGCGCGACCTCTCCATTGCGGACGCGAGGAAGAAGGTCCGGATGGGCTACGCCCGGGTCATCCCTTGCGAGCCTGAGCCTGCCACTGAGGCCAAGGAGGACGCGGGGCCCGCTGTCGTTGCACATGCGGACCCGGACGTGGAAGCCCGGGACCCCGACACCAAACCACCCAAGAACACACGGAGACGCCGACCCAAGGCCGGCGGGAGGTAATGGAATGACTCATCTCTTGAACGCACTGGCCCAGGCCATCGGGCTCGTGCTCGTTCCGGCCGCCAGCTACGACGCTACGGTCGAGGGCACGGGCATCGACGTCTTGGACTACGAGGGCGTCGCGCTCGCCGTGCTGAACGCATCGGCGGGCACCGGCACCGATCCCACGCTCGATGTGAAGCTCCAGCACTCCGACGATGACTCGACCTATGCCGACGTCACCGGCGGCACATTCACACAAGTGACCGACGTCGCGGGCACCGCCGGCGTGCAGGTCCTGAAGGTGAACATCTCCGATCTCAAGCGGTACGTCCGCGTGATCGGGACGATCGCCGGAACCACGCCCGCGTTCGAGTTCGGCGTCGAGTTCATCGGGATCAAGAAGGCGAGCTAGGCATGGCGGTTCTCGGCGAAGCGGACGTCGCGGCGATGCTGGCCGATCTCGAGGAGGCTGGAGGCGGCGTCGACGTGACGCTCGGGGCCACGACCGTCACCGGCCTGTTTGACCGTGAGGCTGTGGAGGTACTGGGAGGAGAGATGCCCGCTGTCGTTGCGGCTGACGAGACCGTCCACGTCCGGAGCGGGGCCCTCCCCGGCCTCGCTTCGCGCGTCCCGGTCGCCGTGGGCGGTGCCGACTACCTGGTCTTGAAGGTCCTCACCTACGGAGACGGAGCGATGACGCGCGTCGCGCTGAGGAAGCCATGAGCACGATCCGCGAGCAGATCGTCACCTCGGCCGTCGCGGCCCTCGGCACCGGCGCGCCCTCCGGTGTGCCCGCTCCCGTGCGCACGCGGCTCGACTCCCCGAGCGCCGACCAGCTCCCGGCGCTCACCGTCTACCAGGCGGCGGAGACGGTCGAGTCGATGCGCGACTACAAGGAAGGCGGCACGAGCAGAGGCCCCATCGTCCGGCGGATGCTGCTCCTCAACGTCGAGGTCGTGACGAAGGCCGGCGACGGGGCCGAGCCCGACAAGGCGGCCGACCCCATCCTCGCGTGGGCGACGAAGGCACTCGGAGCGGCGGGGACCATGGGTGGGCTCGCGAACCAGCCGGCGGACGAGGCCGGCACGAAGTTCGAGTACGAGCAGGGCGAGACCTCGTTCTGCCGGGCGACGATGGCATTCCGATTCGAGTACCAGTCACGGGCGGACGACGCGGAGGCCGTGGCGTAGGCCCGCGGACCGCACCGCCGGGAGGGAACCATGCCCGAGGTTGTGAACGGCAACAACATCCTGCTCGGCCGGGGCAAGATCTACTTCGACCGGTTCGATGCCAGCGGAAACCGCACGGGTGAGTTCTTCCTCGGCAACTGCCCGACATTCGAGATCACTCCCACGTCTGAGGACATCAAGAAGTACTCGAGCGCGGACAAGGCCGCCGACCTCATCGCCTCGGACGTCCTCCGGACGACGCTCGCGCTCAGGATCGTCGGGGACGAGTTCTCGAAGGAGAACCTGGCGATGGCCCTCTTCGGTGACACTGCGACCCTCTCCCAGACGGGCTCGACCGTGACGGCGGAGGAGATCGACGGCGTCCTTCAGGGCCGCTACTACCCACTCTCCAAGCGCGACGTGAGCCTCGTGACGGTAACGGGCTCGGGCGGCACGCCGACCTACGTCGTGGACGACGACTACAAGGTCGATGCCGTCTCCGGCCGCATCTACATCGTCGAGGGCGGCGACATCACGGACGGCACGGACATCGAGGTCGACTTCACCTACGAGACGATCGCGCTCCCCACCGTGCGCGGCATGAACCAGACCTCGATCAAGGGGTATCTGCGATTCATCGGCGACCCTGCGCGCGGCCCCAAGTACGAGTGCGAGATCTGGCGCGCCTCCGTACGGGCCGACGGGGCGATCGGGTTCATCGCCGACGAGTACGCGAGCTTCACGCTCACAGGTGACATCGAGTCGGACGCGGCGAATCACCCCAATGAGCCGCACTACAGGCTCATCAGGATCGCGTGACGGCTATGACGGAGAAGCACGTTCTCGGAGGACGGACGTTCCTCGCGATCAAGGAGTCCACCGTCGAGCAGGACTTCCTGTTCCTCGCGCTGGTCAAGCGGGCGCGGCTTGACGAGGTCGTCCTCGAGCCCGGGGAGAGCCCTGAGGACTTCGCTCGCAGGCTCCTCGAAGCGGCGGTCGAGAGCGGGGCCATCCTCGAGATCCTGGCGTGCCTGCTCGTTCCGGAGGAGGCTGCCCAGCGCGGCAGGGATCCCGGGGAAGCCTGGGCCCGCGAGATGGCCGAGGAGACCGCGCGCTTCCTGGGCGGGCTTAGGAAGCCCGAGGACAAGGACAAGATCAGGAGCCTCGTGCTCTCCCTCCTCATCCCTTTTGTCGAGAGCGGGATCGTCTCCTTGAGGACTTCGATGACATCCTCACGCGCGGCGGTCCCGAAGACAAGGACGAGCCGGCTGGGCGCTACGGTCCCTGGACAGGCCTCGTCCTCGAGCTCGCGCAAGGCGACCACGAACGCGCGGAGCGCATCTTCCGCTGGCCACTCCGGGCGGCCCTCGACTGCTTCCGCGTGAGAATGCGAACAGCGGCGCTGGAGGACTACCGGCACCGGCTCCTCTGCTGGTGCGTCATGGCCCCGCACTACTCGAAGGGCTCACGGCCACGTCCTCCGGCGGTCCCCGAGATCCTGAGAGGACGGCGCAGGGATGGCCGGTAGGCCCGACGTCAGAGTCAGACTCTCGGCCGAGGGCGTCGCGGAAGTGGTCGCGGCGCTCAAGCGCGTTCAGGCCGAGGGACAGAAGACCGCGGTCAAGCAGACGCGCGGCTTTCAGGGCCTGAACCGCATTCTCGGCGGCACCACGAACCTCCTGGCCGGCCTAGGCCTTGCGCTCGGGGTCCACCAGTTCACGCGGTGGATCCGAGGCGCCGTCGATGCCGCCGACGCGATCGCCAAGACCGGGAAGCGTGTCGGCGCCGCCGTTGAGAACCTCTCCGCGCTCCATCTCGTCGCCAGGATCTCCGGCTCCAGCCTCGAGGAAGTCGCGAAGGCGCTCGCCAAGCAGAACAAGTACATCGGCGAGGCGGCCGCCGGCAATCCCAAGGCGATCGCGACGTTCCGCGATCTCGGCCTCACGCTCGAGGACTTCAAGGGCAAGGACGCCGTCGAGATCTTCGAGCTGATCTCTCAGCGCATCACCGCCCTCCCGAGCCCGATCCAGCGCGGCAAGGCGGCCATGGACATCTTCGGCCGCTCGGGCGCGAACCTCATCCCCACCATGAAGGACCTCGCGGACGAAGGTCTCGGGAACGTGATCGACCGCGCCCGCGAGCTCGGCGTGCTCATCGACGCGGACCTCGCGGCATCCGCCGAACGCATCAAGGACGACTTCGAGCTTCTGAAGGCGCAGTCGGAGGGGCTCGGCACACGCCTGGCCGCAGGACTCGTGCCGGAGGTCTCGCAGGCCCTCCAGACCATCAGCGGCGACCTCGCGCAGACCACGGACGCGTGGGAGACGTTCGGGATGGGCATCGGCAGGGTGATCAAGTGGATCGTCGCCGTCGTCTCCGCCGGCTTCGACTACGCGGGGACGTACCTCGGCATGATGGTGAGCGCCATCGACGCGGGAATCCGTGGTCTTGTCGATCTCATTCGCGGCGACCTCGATCAGGCGCGGCGGCACATGCAGACGTTCGGCCGGTTCGCGAGCAGAGAGGCCGAGAACATCCGTGAGCGCATGAAGGGTCGCTTCGAGCTCGCCGTGTCCACGCCTCCGCCGAGAGAGACCGGGGAGACGACCACGGGAGAGGAAGGCGAGCTCGACGAGGAGATGGCTGAACTCGCGGCCAAGCGCGCGCAGTACATGCAGATGGCGCTCGACCGCGAGCTCAGACTGGCGAAGACGGCGGCGAGCCTCCGGAGCGCGGCAGAGAAGCGCGCCTTCGAAGAGGGCCTGAAGGACGTCCGGACCTACTACGCCGACCGCCGCGCGGTTGTCGACCGCGCGTACGAGGAGGAGCTCGCCGTCCTCGAGCAGAAGCGCGGGCTTCTGGATGAGATCACCGACCCCGGCCGGCGCCTACAGGAAGAGAAGAAGATTGACACCGAGCTCGCCAGGGTCCGGCTGGAGCACGAGAACGAGGTCGGTGCTCTCCTGTTCGAGGAGCGGGAGACCGTCAGGAGCATCGCCCGGGAGCGGCTCGCTCTGGAGAAGACGCTACTCGAGGCCCAGGGGAAGCGCATCGAGGCCGAGCGGCTCGGGTTCGAGGAGCAGATCGAACAGGCCGATCTTCTGCTGAGGAAGCAGGGCGCGTCCGACGAGGAGCGTGAGGCCACGCTCGTGCGGCTCCGTGCCGCACTCGAGGCGGGCGCTGACTTCGAGGAAGCGAAACGCGACGCCGAGGCCGCGCTCGCGGAGTTCGAGGCCGCAAGGGCGGAAGTGGAAGCGCGCGCGTCGGCGGGGCTCCTCTCCCAGTTCGAGGCCGAGGCTGCGATCCTCGCACTCGAGGAGAGCCGGATCGAGACCTTGAAGGAGCTCGCACTGGCGCTCGAGGCCGCTGCCGAGGCCACGGGAGACCCTGAGAAGATCGCGCAGGCGCAGAGCTTCGCGGCGGCCATCCGCGAGATCGACTACTCCGTCCAGGCGTCGGCCGACTCGTTCGGGCGGTTCAAGGAGACGGCGCTCGACTCCGCGACCGATGCCCTCACGGACTTCCTTGACAAGGGCATGGAGGGATCGAAGTCGCTCAAGGACGCCTTCCGCGACATGGCGCTCGCCATCATCGCGGACCTGCGGAGGCTCGCGGCGCAACTCATCGCCACGGCCATCGTGAAGAAGATCGCCGGGCTCTTCGGCGAGGGCGGCGTCGTGGGAGGCGAAGGCGCGGAGGCGAAGGCGGAAGGCGGCCTCTTCCGCGGGCGCGGCACCGGGACGTCCGACTCGAACCTGGTCTGGCTCTCGAATGAGGAGTACGTCGTACGAGCGGCCGTCGTCAGGCAGCCTGGTGTGCTCAAGCACCTCGAGGACTTGAACCGCCAGGGCGTGCGGTCGCTCGTGGCCACTCCGGCGGTCATGGACGTCCCCGCCACGCGTTTCGCGGAGGGAGGTCTTGTCGAGAAGGGCGCTGTCGCGGACGACGGCGGGGTCCTGAACGGACGGCTCGTGCTCGGCCTCGAGGACGGGCTCGTCCTCCGCGAGATGGACACGCCCGCGGGCCAGCGGATCCTGGTCCGCGCTCTGAGCAACAACCGCCGGGCGGTGCGCTCGGCCCTGGGGATCTAGCGATGTTCACGAGCGGCACAGCGGACAACTACGCCGACCTCCTGGACCGGTTGCACACGTTCCTCACGGCCAAGGGCTCAGCGTTCGGGCTCACGTACTCCGGGACGGGCGACGGAACGCTCACGGCCTACTCCGGCGGGGCCTCGTCGGTGGCGGAGACCTTCACGATCACGGCCACGTCCCCGACCTCCTTCGACGTCGTCGGGTCACTCTCGGGCTCGATCGGTCCTGCCACGGTCGGGACGCCCTTCGCGCACGCGAAGCTCGAGTTCCTGATCTCGGCGGGAGGTACGCCGTTCGTCGCCGGCGATGCCTTCACGCTCTCCACCGCGCCCCCATGGGTGGGCCTTCGGAAGACGCTCGGGGCCCGGGTCGAGGCGACGCAGGGCAACACGGGCTCCAAGGCGGTCCAGAACATCGTCGACGGCAAGAACGGGCTTTCGGACTCGTACTGGCGTGTCCAGTCGCCGATCACCCTGCCGCAGGACGTGGAGTTCACGTTCTTCGAAGCCGAGACGATCGCGAGCTACCAGATCGCCGCGTTCATGGACTACTACGAGCACTATCTCCCGAAGTCGTGGACGCTCCAGTACTGGGACGGCGATTCGTGGGAGGACCTCGACTCGCGCTCGGGCATCACCGATTGGACCGAGCTCGCGATCAAGACCTTCGAGATCGCCTCCCCCGT